GATCGAAACGATCGAAAGCGCCATTCAGGACGCGCCAGACATGCCGACCGCCTATTGCCACGGGAATGCGATCAAGTATTTGTTGCGGCTTTGGTTAAAGGGTGACCCTTTAGAAAACGCCCAGAAATGCCGCTGGTATTTAGATCGGCTCATCGCCAAACTGGGCGCATGATGTATCTGCCTGGGCTGAACCTGCTAGAGCGCCTGGCGCTGCGGATTCTGGTCAAGAGTCCCAGAACCAGCTTGGTAGTGGTCAAAGAGCTGGGGTGGCCAAGCGTGTTTGTGGCGGCCAACAGCGACGATCCGATGCTGGCTGAGCCTGAACCGCCATCAATGCAGCTTGAGCGGATCTACCACCAGCCATCAGCGGGCGAATCGGAATGATTCGGCTGCACGCTGGCCGCCTGCTGTTGCTCTGTGATCGAGCAGATAAGACGTGGCACGCGCGCGTGATTCTTGGGCCAAAGCCTGAGCACCAGCTAGAGGCAGATACCGGCGCGCTCACGTTGTCTAAGGCGCTGCCAAAAGCCCAAGAGATCTACAAAGCAGCAGTGCGCAAGATTCGCCCATTTGGCGGGCCGCGTATGTGCTGGGATTGCCTGCAATGGGACACTCAACGGCATTGCTGCGCGCTGGCCTTGCCAGAATCAAAGCGAAGCGGTGGGCGTTATGCGGCCAGGTGCGAATTTTATGAATGCTTTAGAGGTGGTCAGCCGTACTGATCGAGACGGCGGCTACATCGAAACGCTGTTTCGGGAAGGCATGGAGATCTACTACCGCAGCTGCGCGCATGGCTACTGCCGGTATTCGTCAGACCTCTGGCAGGCCGAGATGTATTTAGACGAACTGCTGGCCAAATAAAGGGGCAGGTGGTGGGCTTGCCGGAGCAGTCCCCACCTCACCGTCGCCTGCCGTCGGCGGACGCTTCGAGATTCCTCAATAGAATTTCGAGCCCACATACTACTGTTCGCCATTGATCCAGCGCGCAATTGCCCACTCGCCTAGCGGGGTCCAAAATTCTTGCGCTCGATACCAGTCAACCCATGGCTTGTGGCCTTTGCTTGAGTTGCAGGCCAGGCAGCAGCTCACTAAGTTCTCGCGGATCGTTAGGCCGCCATGGACCTTGGGAACGACGTGATCGAGAGTTGGCGAACGGCCCAGGGGATCGTCGCAGTAGGCGCAGCGGTAGTCCCACGCCAAGTGGATCTGATCGCGGGCAGAGCGCCGCGTGACTAGGCGCGTTTCATCAATGTGATGCTGTTCCACCTAGATCCGCAGGAAGGGGCAGAGCTTGCACCTCGATGTCGATGATGTCCTCATCGCTCGGGATGAACTCGCTGATCTGGCTGTAAATGTCAGCCGGCAAGTCGTCTGGATCGCTGTCGGAGCGATAGATCAGCTTGGCGGAAATCTCTAGGTAAAACGCCCGCATGGGCTGTCCGCCGCTTGGCTAACGGTAGCTGTCGTCACTGAGTCTTACGGGACTCCTGAATTTCTTTGGGATCACGGCCGGTAACGCCAAGCATTTGGACTAATCTCCCGCCATGCAATACATCCTCAAGGTCGGGCCGTGGCATGTCGGCCCCTTCACTACCCACAAGGCAGCAAGCTGGTGGGCTGAAAGCCACGGCGTCGATGGCTTCACCATGCTGCAGCTAGACGATCCAGCCGAAGCGCCGGGCAAGGTGCTGCGTCAGCGCATGGCACCGCTGAAAAACCCGGCGATCATGCTGCAATAAAAAAACCCGGTTGGCTAGGCCGGGTCGTTGTCTCCTCCGCCAGTCGGACCTTAGCCCTTGCTAGCGGTAACGCCTAGGTCGGCGTTATAGCGGCCAGTCTGCGCGTAGCTCTTCTCAACGCGGCCACTGACCAGCAGAAACTTCATTTGACCAATGCGCAGGCCAGGCCAGATCGGCAACGGGTGCAGCCGGCGCTGGTTGCGTAGCTCCATGGTCAGCCTGCTGCCAAACCAGCCCGGATCCGCCCAGCCGGCTTCTGCATGGTCCCAGCCTTCACGGGCGCGACTCGATTTGAGAACAAACTGAGCGCCGACGTGATCCGGGAGATTGAAAATCTCCATCGTCTCCGCCAAGAAAAATTCGCCAGGCTGAATCCAAAACGGATCGTCGGGCGTATGGCCGTGCAGTTGGACTTTCTGCAGCTCCGAGGTCTTGGCCAGCTCGACCATGATTTGCGTGCCCAGCGTCACGTCATAGCTGGCTGGGTTTAGCTGTTCCTCATTGAACGGCGACAGCAGCGAATTGCGCTGGCATAGCCGGCGGATCTCATGGTCTGGTAGCAGCACTGGCGATCAGTAGTCCCAGCGAACCCTAGCCCTGCTGCTGCGGATGCCCACATGGACAAAGCCCTTACCGGCTCCGTATCCGATGGAGTAAGGCCAGTTTTTGTCGCACCAATCCTCGACCTTGTAAATATCGGCGCCGTCAATGTAGAAATCAACCGCGCCACAACCCGGTTTGTAGAGGTGCTCACTGTTGCTGGCACCATTAACCGCGGCATTGACTGCAGGCGGTCTATAGCCCGACGTGATTACTACGGGCTTGCCGCCAAACGCCACGCGCACACGCTCCAGGAATGCGGCCAGCTCAGCGGCGATCTCTAGCTGGTCAGCGCGATCAAAACGCCGCGCCTCCTCACCGAGCGCAAACTCGCCCAAGGTGACGTGCGGCGTCAGCCTGGCCGTGAAAGGCGCATCAATGCTCAGCTTGGCGGCTTCCTGCTGATACTGCGGCCGATGTTTGCCCCAGCATTCGCCCTCAGCTTTACGCCGCCGCAGCAGGCCCGCCTCGACGTTGGTGCCGGGGTTGCGGTACAGCTCCAGAGCAGCTGGCACTCCGGCCCAGTCCTTCTCTTTTAAGCAGCGGCTGATCGTTTCGAACCCACCAGAGCCGTAGAACCCGCTGCCGAGGTTGTACGCGAAAGACACCAGAGCTGACTTCTGGTTGTCGGCCATCTCTTTCCAGAACGGCACGCTGGTCCGCAGCTTCTCAGCAATGCGGTCCACCTCAAGCCGCAGCAGCATGTCGGCTTCGATCATCGTGATTCGATCGCCACGTTTGACCGGCACGCCGCCGCTGTAGCGCGTTGTCCCATAGCCGATGGTCCAAGGCTCGCCGCCGCTCAGCGGGTCGGGGTAGGCCGAGAGGTGGACGCCCTCAAACTCCTTAATCAGCGCGATGGCTGCAGCCAAGTTGGCTTGTTTGCCGTCTTGGCTCCAGGTTTTGAACCAATTCCGGTCACGGCGCATTGCCGTTTCGTAGCCGTTTGCCTCTAGGTCGGCCTCTAGCTCTTTGATTGCCGCGGCCTGGTGGGGCAGCGCCTTGTAGTAGCGAAACAGCTGCTCAAGGCTGATCGGTGCCGGGTTGCTCATCGGTGGCCCAGGGTGCAGTTATGCGCAGCTCGTCGCTGCTGATGATTGGCGGCGGCACCGCAGCGGGTTGGGTTTTGTGCCAGTCCTCAATCTCGCGATCTAGCCGCGGCTTAAGGGTGGCCTGAAATTTCCAATCCTGCGCTGTTTTATGGACGTGGTGCCGCCAGTCCTTATCGCCGAAGCGCAAGAGCCAAGTTGCGCCGCCTACTTTTTTTTGGCAATGACGTTAAGCACCTTGACCAGCAGCTGCACCCAGCTGTTTTCGCGGATCGGCAGCAGCGTAATGATTTCACTGCCAGCAGCAGCAATGATCGCAATTGCTGCAAGAACGGTGGGGTCCATTGGGATTAGTTGACTGCCTGAAAGCTAGCCCTGTTGTTCAAGTCGACGCAACCGGCGTTCGTGATCGTCGAGACGTTCTTTGTGATCGCTTCGCAATGCCGTGATCTGCTCCAAGATCAACGCCATGCGGGTATCCATCACGCTGGCACGCTTGTCGATACGCCAAAGCGCGCCGACGCCAGCAACAATCGCGGCCGTGATCAATGGCGTGATGAACGGATCCACGGCTGCGGTCTGTTGCGTTCAGTCTATCGAAGGTGGCCGCCATGGGTCTTTGCGACCCTGCAGAATCACCACTGCTCGCCGGTAATAGTCACAATCCGTTTTCCCTGCTGCCTCTAGAGCTTTTTTGATCTTGCGCCAGTTTTCTAAAGTTTCAGCATCCATCACGAAGTTGCTGTTGCAAGTATTCTCGCAACGCTCTGTCGTTTGGCGTTTTGTCCGCCTTTAGATCCAACTCAAAGATGCGGTCCCGTAGTTGCTGCTTACGGGCTTGGCAAAACTGCTGCTTGACTTCGGCTGATTTGGCGTAACGCGAGTCGATGGTGACCGTCGTCGCCACCACAGTGGTTAGTAGTGCTAGCAGACCACCGAGCAGCGACAAACGGTTGTCCATCTATCTGCCCTGACCACGCAAGGGCTTTTTACCGCGCCGACGCGGACGCGAATGCTGTCCGAATCCTTGGGATGTGGTCTTGGGGCGACCGGCTTTGTGCTCAACCCGCCCCAGTGCCGTTTTTGACTTGACCGCCATTACCAGGGCACTCCGGCAGCCTTAGTGGGGGCGCGTTGCTCGTCGAGTTGAGCTTGCAGGGCAGCTTCGATTTCGGCAACCTTTTCGTCGCCGCCAAGTGCGGTCTTGACCCAACCAATCACGTCAGCCTCAGTCAGGTCGGCGTAAGGGATCAGGGTGTCAGGGCGCTCAAAGCCGATGCTGCCGTAGGCGCCGCTGGAATAGGTGCCGTCGCTGGCATTGACGGTATAGTGCGCCGTCATCACAAAACCATCAGCGGTTTCACGCTCCAGGGTGTTAATGCCCCAGGTAAAAGTGGTGGTCGGGGTAGTGGTAGGCATTGGATTAGCCAGGTCTGTTGAAGGTTAGTAGGAATGCAACCAGTTGAATAGGTCGGTTGCCCACCTGTTAATTAGCCCGCCTCTAGTGCGGCAACTTTTGCCTCAAGGGTTTCGATTGCTTGCTGTTGGCGCTTGATCAGGTTGAGCAGGTGTGGCACGAAGCGGTCATACGCAACGCCTTCCGGCTCTGGATCACACGGGGTTTCAACTGGAGAACCGTTTTCGTCGTGGCTGATGTTAACGGTTTTCCAGAAGACAAGGCGCGGATCAATTTCGGCGACCTCTTCTGCAATGAAACCCCAATGACCATGATCAGGATTGTCGCCGTTGCAAAGCGATTGATACCAAACTGGACGGCAATTGAGAATTGCATCGGCATAAGAGTCCTCAAGGGTTTGGACGTTAGTTTTATATTTTGCCGAAGAAGTTGAGCGCCTGAGTCTTCCGTTTGAATTGACTTCTACGTTTGCCGCATTAACAGTTGTTGTGTCATATACATCTTGAACATATAACGCACCATCACTGGCGATACGCATCCTCTCGGTTGGTGATGATGCCCCATCCGCAGTTGTAGAAAATACGAGACGCCCCGGCATGTCGTTAGCGCCGGGGGTGCCATCAACTTCGCAAGAAATTCTTGCCCCTTCTACAAATTCACTGCCGTCAGATCCTTGATAGGACAAAACACCAAGCTCGTCATCGCTGGCAACAATGGTTGTGCCGCCTACAGAGGATCCTCTTGATTTACCTAAAACAACAACGGCTGAGTCCTCTGCAACGGCTCCTGGGTTGGCAATTACCGAAATGCCTGCCGAGGAAGTACCTGTGCCTTCAACTTGAAATGGAACCGCGACAGTGGAATTAAATAGATTGCTACGCGCACTAGACGCGCCAACTAACAGCCTGCCGGAGCTGTCGATACGTGCGCGTTCGAGGCCACCAACACCAAATCGTATAGACGGCGAGCTTCCTTCGGCGTTAATGTCACACTCAATTTCAAGTACACCGACTGAAGAATTAGCGTTAATTAAGTGATCTACACCAGTGTCAGTATCAGTTAGTTGTATCCGTGGAACACCGCCAGAAACATGAAGCAGTGAGTCAGGACTCGTAGTGCCAATCCCTACGTTGCCTGAGGAGTCAATACGCATCCGCTCCGTCGAGCTGCTCGCGGAGTCGGCGGTGGTAGCGAACACTAGGCGACTTGGTTTGTCACCTGTTGCATGAGTGCCATCTGCTTCAGCTTTTATACTTGCACACTCTTCCCAAGTAGAACCATCGCCACCTGTACCGTAAAATCGAATGTCTGCGATAACAACATCTGCTGCAACTGTTGAATCGTCCCTCCCTATAGCAAAAATTGGGCGAGAGTTTGTATCGACCAAAGAAATCGAATTAGCTGGCGCCCCTGTAATGTCACTAGACGTGCCAACTAACAGGCGACCCGAGCTGTCGATGCGCATCCGCTCAACCGACGTTGTACCAAAACGCATAGAGCTAGAGTTTTGGCTGTACTCAATAAACCCGTCATATTCAGCACTTCCGCTGGTCCCATCTGAAAAGAAGATTGAACCGAGATTTGTTGTCCCACTACGAATTGTTATTCCGCAATTTCCAGAATCTGCAATAGTTAAATTGTCAGCGTCACCCGGACCTTCAGTTACCGTTCCAACCAACAACCGACCAGACCTGTCGATGCGCATCCGCTCCGTCGGAGAAGACGCCCCAGCCGCCGTAGTGCTGAATACCATCCGTGAGGGTTTATCACCTGTCGCATGTGGCAAATCCGCTTCGACATGTATTTCAGCACATTGTTCGTAAGTACCATCACTGTCATTGCCCCAGAATGAAATACGGCCGATATCGTTACTTGCAGCAACTCCCGTGTCATTGCGACCGAGTAAAAGACTGCCGCCGCTAGCAGAAACCAAATTCAGCGTGTCGCGGTTGTCTGCTTCAGTGCCGATGTTAGTTGAAGTGCCAACTAACAACCTGCCGGAGCTGTCGATGCGGAGATACTCATTTAGGGTCGAAGCACCCCTGAACCTGAATGCACCATCACCCGTTCCATCTCTGCCTTCAAAAGTAGTTAGGCCGTTGCTCTGAAGAATATTTGTATATTGCGTCGTTCCATCGGCATCTTGAATCCTTAAAGTGGGTGCGCCAGTGGCGAAAATATGCAAGTTTACGCTAGGACTCGTAGTGCCAATCCCTACGTTGCCTCCGGCTGGATTAAGACTAATAACACGAGAGGTATTATTTGTGGCTCGCCCTTGAAGGTATGCGCCAAAAGGAGAGGAAGAATTGATACCTATGGCTAACTGAATAGTCCCAGCGTCAAGATTGACAACATCAGCTGTGTCGTAGGTTAGAGACGGAGCACCAGTCGAACCTTGAACGTTTAATGTCCCCTGAGGATTGCTAGTCCCCAGACCCAGCTTCCCGTCCGATGTGATGCGGAGGCGTTCTTGCATATCGCCAACACCACCTTGGCTGGTCCTGAATCGGATGCTCCCAGCACGAGTCGCTTGGTTATGAGTATCAGCCGCGAACTCAATACCAGCAAAACCCACATTCGATTCAGCGCCTGTTCCTGTCGTATCAGACTGATATTCAATTTTTAAAGAATTACCGTCTGTTGTATCACTTTGGCGAAGAATCAAACCACCAAGATTCGATCCGCTGACTGTTCTGGATGAAGTTAGGG